GTCATAGTACTCAGGCGCACTTCAATATTTTTGTCGATGTTTCCCTTTTCAGGACACCAACGGTGTTCAAACAAATGGTATCGTCGTCAGTGATAGTGTAGTCCCTATTGTACTACTTCAAATTTCCGTTTTACGCTACTTATCGAGAACATTCGCACTTACTAGCCTGTCCCCAGCTTCTGATCTTTATCACCTTAAAGGTAACCAGAATCACCAGGGTCTGTTACTAGCAGCCACTTCCTCCATCGACAGTTAACTGTACACTTCCCAAATCGGTAGTACGAACTCTTAGAGAGAACGTATCTCCAGTTACCGGAAGTAGATCGGTTAGGAAGAATATAGACATTCTTGGACGGTTCCCCGTTTTCTTTACTCCAAGAAGAGGTCTAGACCCTTCGGTCCCTCAACACCTTCCATCACTGCTGCATCTAAGAATCCACGCGACTCATTCCTGTTTCTTTTCGATAATACGGTATAACCGCATTACTTCCCAGAACCTTCGGAACTCCTGCTTTATCTCATAAATGAAGATTATGCAGTCTCGCCGCTAGGGTAGGATCTAGAGGAGATCGTAACGCTGTGTTACAACCCTTCCAAACCTGAATTAATAGAAGCGGATTTCTAGAGAGACGAATCTCATCTAGAGCTTTCCTATCTTCTACCATTTCAGGCACTGACAGATTTACTATACGGTCCTCTATCTCAGAGAATCGGATGTGCGTTAACTCTAATAAGCTAAACACATCACGAGGATCAAAATAAAGATCTTGAAACTCGTTGTAAACCTGTAAGAGATCCTGTTCGATTAATTTTAACTCAGAGAATGTAGATTGCATCTCATCATAGTATAAAATCATCGAAACTTCGCCTCGCACTCTTAAAGGTGCGAGTTCGAAGTACTCACCATCTTCTCCTCAACTCTCGAATGGGACTTTTGATCTAGGATTGAATGAAGTTTTCATCCAATCTAAATCTAGTCCGAAGTCAGGAAACTCACTTCCTTCGAAGCCCATAGCACGGGCCGCAGAGAGTCAATCTCTTTGGCGTGCTTCTAGGGCGTCTGCCAGACGGTTGTACTGGTATGTATAATACCACACGAACGCTCCAGGCCAATTTTCCTTCGACTCTACTGATCCCACTTTCGTGGTTTCAACAAAGTCAGCTAGTCTATTGACATAGACAATCGGTGCATTACACATCAGAAGCAAGTTTCGAACTCTCACTGATAACTTAAAGAAACTTTGAGTTATCGATGATTTCGCACGATAGCCCCAACCCATTATAGTCATCAATCCTGCAATTCGAAGATTATATTTCTCCCCGAACTGCAGAAGAGAAGAAATACTCCCACGGGCCGCAAAAATTTCTTTAAACGGTACCGGGGAAGCATCCCCACCGGAAATGAAGAAACGCTTAGCAAACTCCAAGGCTCCCCTACGGGAAACCAAGGATTTTTCTAAAC